ACTAACGCCGCCAACAGCGCGTTGCATTATCGCCTTTGGTGGCGTTAATCTAATAGCAAATTTGTTCTTTTTCATTAAGCCGCCACCGTTGGCGATGTTGGCTTTGAATTCTGCTATATTAAAAGGCATTATCGTCTTACCATTCTTTGCGATTCTTGATAAACTGTACTAGTACTAGCCTTAGCAAATCTTTCAGTTGGCAGCATCAGCGCCTTATCCCAATTATCAGCCGAAACATACAGAAAGTTACTCTGTAAATGATCGTATAGATATCGTTTAAAGCATGGCGCGAAATAACGAAACTTAGAAGCACTCGTTAGAATCTCGTATGAAATTTTCAACTTTGTGCTATCATTATATTTATTGTTGTTACGTAAACTGTATAGCGCATCCATTAGCTGTGCGCGTAGCTTTGGCGGTAGATAGTGGAGATTCAATCCTGTGAATCCATCCGAATCTACGTTGACTAACATAATCAATGGAAACTTGTCGTAGTATGGTAGAACCTGTTTAAGTTTCGGATCATAAAAGAACATAAACATCTTGCCAATATCAGCCGTACGAACTCCCGTTCTTACATTTTCTTTATCGTTCATCAAACGATTATTATTTACGCTAGCTATCTTTTGAGCTTCGGCGCGATACCAATCTATGGCTTCTTGTGGGCTAAGAGAATCAACTCCCGCCTTCGCGCCTTTATTGGCTAGTGATTGAAATACATATGCGACCATCAGAAATTAATACCTAATTCTTTTTCGGTAAAGATGTGAAACGTCCACCTTCTGTCGGCACAGAATTCTCTTGCCGCTTTCCATTTCGCTTGATTCACACCATATGTCATAACTTCAGTTATATACTTACGAGAGGGCTTTGGCTGCTTTTTAGGTTCCATAGTCTGCGCTAACGGCTTAACCTCTATTATTGCTGTTTCTACTAACCCCTCTCTATTTATCTTTTTTACATAAAAATCTGGGAAGTAGCGATGAATTTTACCGTCAACTGGCGAGCGATATGGAATAAAAAACTCTTCGGAACTCCACTCAACAACATCTGGATGATCGTCAAGATGTGACATAAGTTTAAGTTCCCAGCGAGAACGATAAATAATATTTGTAGGATTCCCTCTATATTTCTGAGGATTTTTTGGTTTAAAATAACCTTTGTAAGACATGTTCCTGAATCGCAAATAAATAATAACAGAAAGTATTTATCAAGGATAAATGAATGGTAGATTTAGTGCAGGGAGTTACCAATTTACTAAACAATATTGGTATTAATACACCTGGTAATGTAGCTCCTCCAGGTAGCGTTAGCAGTGGTCAATTCCCTAGTAATTTATCAGCAAGGTATTATTGCGCTCTAGAGTTTTTCAAGTATAGCCGCGCCGATATGAATAAGATCGGCACTGCTACGAGACAACATATATGGAAAGTTCCAATTCCTGTAAACTTGGTTGATGCGCAAGGCGTGTCTTTTGGCGAAGAAGCGCTCGGAACGGCTTTGGGTGGTGCAGGAAGTGCTTTGATGGGTCACGACCCAAATGCAGCATCAAGTAAAATTGGGGAAGCTGGTAAGGCTCTAGGTATTGGCGGCGCGGCGGGAGCGCTAGATGCGCTTGGTCTTGCTAATATTGCTAGCGCAGCATTCGGCATCACGGCGAATCCATTTTTGACTGTTTTATTCAAATCGCCAAATTACAGAACGTATTCTATGTCCTGGAGATTTTATCCAAGAAACCAGCAAGAATCTCAGTCGTTGTTTTCGTTATCACAAACTCTTAGATGGCACCAGTTGCCAGAAAGACAAGCGATCGGCGGCGGCGCAGTTTTAGGATATCCTAGCTTAATTAAGCCAACCCTAGTTGCTGGTGGTGGGCAGCTATATCCGTTTAAATATGGCGTTATAGAAAATAGTTCTATAAATTATGCACCAGATGGCGTCCCCTCTTTCCATAACAACGGAAGACCTACTGCAGTTGAAATTAGCATTTCTGTAAAAGAAGTAGAATACTTCCTTAAAAATAGTTTTGGTGGTAGTAACTGATGCAAAGATATTTCGAAAAATTTCCAATCATAACATATAATGGTTATTCTGTAAGAAACATTATGTCTAGAGTAAAACCTCTAGATAAAGTTGTAAACGAACCGAATGTGTATTATAACTATCAATTAGAAAATTCTCCGAGAGCGGATAACATAGCCTATGATGTTTATCAGGATCCATATACTTCTTGGTTGATTTATCTGGTCAACAATGTAATCGATCCGTATTATGATTGGAATTTAGGTCAGTATGAATTTCAACAATTTATTCTAAAGAAGTATGGTGACTATGCTAATGCGCAAGGTCGTGTTGCATATTGGAGTAATAACTGGTATAATAATCCACAAACGATTACTATTGACGCATATAATTTACTTGAAGAAGGTAAAAAGTATTTTGAACCAGTTTATGGCGGAAAAGAAATTTTAGAATATAAAAGAAAAGAAGTTGATTGGGTTGTGAATACAAACCAAATTTGGGAATATACAGTCGACGCCGATATCGATTTAAAATTAGATGATAAGGTGACTATTTCTAATAGCTCTTCGGTAGCGGTTTCAAATGGTCAGGTTCTGTTTTCAAATAGTTCAGTAATTCGCATACATCAGGTATTTGGCGAATCTAACACCCAAACAGGAACGATTACTGCTGGCGGGGCAACAGCAAATGTTACGGCTGCAACTCTGATTGCTAAAAATATATCAGATGAAGAAAGAATTTACTGGTCGGAAGTAACATATTATGACGTTGAAGATATCAAAAATTCTAAACGTCAAACTATTCGTTTACTTGCTCCAGAGTTTTCGATTACAGCGTCTCTAGAACTAAAAAGAGCTCTTAATCAATGACCGCATTTAATCCTGGAGATATTAATGTTAACGAGTTGGTGATCGGTCAATTCGACTACACCAAGAGTTTCGTTTCATTTGATGTTTACGAAAGTATATACACTCCTGGTATAGTGGCTAATATAACTGTTCTTGATACCGCAGATTATCTAGGTAAACAAAAACTATCTGGCGGAGAAGAAATTTCATTATCCTTCAATCATCCTGGCGGTCAGGCAGCTGAATACAAATTTGTAGTTAACAGTATTCAAAGCACTAGTTCGCCACCTGGTCAAAAATCAAAATCGTATGTAATAGAAGCAATTTCAAAAGAAATACTTAATTCAAAAGACAAGTATATTAGTAAGTCTTATGATAAAAAAGAATTTTCGAAAATGGTTGAGGACATCTTTAAAGAGTTTTTAAAAAGCAGCAAAAAATTAAATATTGAAGAAACTAAAGGTATGCAAAATTATGTTGTCCAGCGTCAGAAACCTTTTGCTGCGATAGATTCTATTCGTCGTCGTAGTGTTTCGCCGACTAGTAAATCTTCTACTTACATATTTTTTGAAAATCAAGACGGTTATCATTTTACGACTCTTGAAAAAATTTTTAAAGATAGAAAAATAGTAAAAACTCTTGTTCAAAATTCAGCTACTGGTAGCAATTTTTTCGCTGCGCAGGGCGGTAACATAATATCAGCTGAAATTCCTCAACAGATGGATATCGGTAAATCAACATCTTCTGGTGTTTTGAATAGTGAATATAACACATTTAACATGTTTACTCTTGAATATAAAAGAAAACAAAATAATAAAAAGCCAGAAGATGAAGCTAAAAAAGAAGGCGTTGATAACCGTATAAAGAAAAGTTACATATCTGCGCATGACTCAGAACCAGGTTATGTTGCAGTTTTACCAGTTTCAAACGAAAAAAAAGTTGGTCTTGGAGGTAAGTCATACATACCTGAACAAACACCAGTTCAAAAAGCATATGCTGATTCTTTAGCTTCTGGCGTATTAAAATTATCTGTGCCTGGAGATTCTAGATTAAAGGCGGGAGCTATGGTGACTGCTAACCTTCTTAATAAAAATGAATTTACAACACCGCAATCATTAGATAATTTTCTCTCTGGAGATTTTTTAATAACCGCTTTAAGACATAAAATAAGTTCTCCTGGCGAAAGACCACGTTATACATGTTCATTAGAATGTATGAAGGGTGGTTATCAAAATAGTGTTAACGAGGCTGGATAATGACAGAAAGATCGTTAGGCTCGAATTTTACATGGTTCGTCGCAAAAGTTGTTAATACTGGTAGCGGCAAAGAAGGCGATAAAGACCCAACACAATCTGGTCGTGTTCAAATTCGTATCTATGGCAGACATGATGACACTAAAAATATACCAGATAAAAACCTGCCATGGGCTGGTGTACTTTTACCTGTGGGTTCTGGCGCTGGCGTGAATGGTAAGGGTTCAAGCCCAGTAGGATTTGTAAAAGATACTACTGTTGTAGGATTTTATGCAGATAGCGATAAAACTATGCCAATCATTTTTGGTATATTACCGAAGGCTGGTAAAGACGGCGGTAACGACGGCGAAACAGTAACTGGTGAAGAAAATAGCGTTCCCAAA